ACCGAAAACTTCAAAAAAAGAAGGAACAGGAACTCGAAGCGAAAGCCGACGACTCCAAATCCTTGGCCGAGAAGGCTAAAAAGGATAAGAAGGACAATCGAAAAGTGTTCACCGATGATAGGGGCCTAAAGTTCCGTTTCAAAAAAACGGCTCCCAAATCATTGAACATCGATGGAAGAAGTATTCCTGTAAAGGAAATCATAGAGGACAAAGAAATCATGCTGGAGCTGGTTTACGGCAATAGCAATTTTATAGAACAAATTTATTCTTAGACTATGGCCTGTGTAGATACCATTGCAACCGAAAACATCGACTTTTGTGCCGACCAGGAGAATCCTGCTGGTATCTCCCCAGTGGAGATTTATTGTGCCAGGGTGATAGATTTTGACACCATTCAAAAACCAGAGGCACTTGGAGTGGCGACCACTTTGGAAGCGGCCGGTTCCATTACCACTGCACATGAGTTCACGGCTCCAAAAGGGTTCTTTAAAATCAACATCTTACCTGATACGGGAAGTGTTGAGACCACCAATGAAGGTGAAAAGGGCTCTAAGACGAATACAAATGTATTCTCCGGAACCTTGCCCGGAAACAGTGCCAGGAACATTGGGTTCATCCGTAAGTACCAGAATGTGGGGATGATATTCATCGTTAAACAGATCAACGGACAGTTCCGTCAGATCGGTTCAGAGGATTCACCCGCATATTTGACCGAAGCATCCGGAACGACCGGATTGAAAGCCGGGGACATCAACGGAATGCCGGTGAAGTTTGCAGATGTTCAATCCTATCCAGCACCTGTTTATAACAGCACCATAACAGAATTCCAAGCAGCTTAACATGAATTTCAAGATAAGACCAGGAAAATATGTTGTGCCAGGAGTCGGAAAAATTGATGCGACAAAAGAAGTTTCGCCGGTAAAGGGATTACAACTTTATGAAAGTAAGGCGTTCCCATGGTGCGAACCGGTAATCGATAAAAAGACGGTCGATTTCCTTAAAAAGCAGAAGCTGGATGAAAAAAGGATAGCATCCTTGATTCAATCGGCCAAATCCAAAGAAGAAGTGGATATGTTGCTCGAAGTCAAATCAACAAAGACGATAGAGGGCATCGCGAACACGAAAAAATCTTCATTTTCAAATAATCCATAATTTTGAGTTAGTTATTTTTAAAAGGCCCTTATGACGAGGGCCTTTTTTTATTGTCCTTTTTTGACTGTTGCCGTTTTTTCACTTTCGGAGCATGAAAGCTATTGAAGATTGGTTTAACGGCAATTTGGACTATAACCAAGGCCTAATAATATATGCCTCCCTGGATACTTGTAACCAAAGAACATTACGACAGCTGCAGAAGGGAAAGAACTCAAGGAACATGTCTACCCTTGTTTCCAACTTACGTAAGGCCAAGGCTTCAAGGCCTGTAAAAAAGGCGCCGATTGTCAAGAAGATTGAAAAAATGGCCCCACCTGTAAAGGTTGAGAGTGTTACGGAAGAAATCAATAAAAAGGTAATTGCCCAAAAAAGTGCAGAAAAGGAATATCACGGTATTCGAATGGGTGAACTACCATCTGAGCTAAGGCCAAAGTTCAGTCGTGCCAGAACCCTTTTTTATGAGATGATAGAATTAAAGTTCCTTTTGAACGATTTGGATAGGGACGACAGGAAATCGGCACTACAAATCATTTTGGAAATAGAAAAGCGTGATGAAGAACGTGATTTGTTGTGGGAAGCTTTGAATTATTGGAAAAAGTTCAAAAAGCTGCTTCCGGAGCCTAAGGATGAAATCGATGGACTGGATCCAGGGAAACTATATGTGAAAAAGAGGAACCTTACGAGCAGCATCACTAAAATTTCCCAAAGAATCAAGGAAAAGCAGGATGCGCTGGAGAAGGAAACCGATGGACATAAGCGTCTTCTCCTAAAATCATCGATCAACCGTTCGAACGAGACTATCCACAAACATAGAGTGCTGATCAATAAAATAAATCAAAGATTATGAGCGGGGGAAGATTAATGGCCCAGCCAAAGAAGGAGAATACCGTGGAAACGATCATCGCCCATTATTTGGATGAACGTTCCATAAAGCTCACTCCGGTCCAGGACGAACAACGACAGAGGTGTGAAGCGGCATTTACCATGTTGATTTGGGGACATAGCATCACGCAAGTGGTCAAAAAGCTCCAGAGCCTTTATAAAATCAAGAAGTCAGCGGCATATCGGACTTTGGCAGATGCGGAGCTCATTTTTGGAAGCGTCAAAAAATTCAATAAGGATGCCTGGAGATTTATCCAGATAGAGCGAAAAAGGAGGCATATACATAAATGCGAACTGGAAGGCCGGATGGACCTTGTGGTCAAACTGGAGGAACAGATAGACAAACTTATTGGGTTTGATAGGGACGACCTTGCCTTTGACCCAGAAAAGCTGAAGGCTCAGAATTATGACCTTAAGATTTCCGAGGCACTTCAAAATGCATTGGTCAATATGATAAATAAAGGTCCCGTTGATTTGAACAACTTGGAAGCAGAAGAAATACCGTATGAGCCAGTTCAGGACAAAGCCTAAAGAAATAGTCCTCAATATCGCACAATTAGTGGCCGTATTGGCCCCTCAATTGATAAAGATGCTGATTTGGGGGCGTGGTACCGGAAAATCGACCATTTTGGCCTGGTTCATGTTCAATATGGCCAAACACATGCCAGGTGCCACCTTTATCCTAGTGGGCAATACCTATGCACAGATACTTTCCAATACATTGAAGGCCACGAAGGCCGGACTTGCCATGTTCGGTTTTTATGAGAACATTGATTATGTGGTAGGTACCAGGGGAGGTAAAAAGATGGGTTTTAGATTGCCTTATGAGACCCCCGACAAATGGGAAAACATCATCCATTGGAGCAATGGTACCGTTTTCCAATTGGTAAGCCTGGACAATGCCAATAGCGGACGGGGAATCAACTCATCAGGACTGTTATCCGACGAGGCAGCCCTTCAGGACGAGGATAAATTGGCGATATCGGCCAAGAACACAAATAGGTCGATTCCTAAAGAGGTCATTTGGAAGGATAATCCATTTTTGTTCTCGGAGACCTATGTGACATCGATGCCCATAACAAAAAAGGGGAATTGGGTATTGAAATATGAGGAACTGTGCAAAACGGACCCTAAAAAGTATTTTTTCCAAAAGGCCAATGCCAAGGTCAATCTTGAAAACCTTAGACCGGATTATTTCGAGTATATGAAGCAATCCTATTCCAACGAATTGCTTTACAATGCCGAAATGCTCAATATACAGCCCAAGGAGATCACCGATGGTTTTTATGCCCAATTGAATCCGGATATCCACTACTATACGGATTATGACAATGGTTATCTGGAGACCATTGACCCTTCATCGGATTTGGATGTGCTGCACTTTGATTGCCGGCAGGACAGGGACCTTAATCCCAACTTACCGTTGATAGTGAGTGTGGACTGGGGCGCGAACATCAACTGTATGACAGTGATGCAGCTACAGGACGATACCTTGAGGGTGTTGAAGAGTATGTTCGTGAAGACCCCAAAGATATTGGACCACCTGTTCCTAGAGAAGTTTATACCGTACTACAGGAACTTTCCCAATAAGGTAGTCAAGTTCTACTATGACCGTCAAGGTAATTCCAGGGTGGCCAATAGCAAGGACACCTATGCACAGCAGGCTGCCAAGCTTTTAAGGGGAGCCGGTTGGAAAGTACATGAGATGACCGTGGGCAAGAACCCTGACTATATGGATAAGTTCCGTTTGATCAACGTGATGTTAAGGGATGATGGAAGGAAGCGATTGCCCAAGATACGTATCAACGAGGTCAACTGTAGTGACCTTATCGTATCCATGGAACATGCTGAGATAATCGATACCTCTGGCGGCCTGAAGAAGGACAAACGGAGCGAGACCCGTAAGACCGTGGAGCAGGAACATGCCACCCACCTGTCCGATACCTTTGACTACCCCATATTCTCCATGTTCTGGGACATCTTTGCACAAGGTGCGAGCAGCCATGACAACCTGCCCAACTCGACTATCTGACCTGTAGGATTTCAAATTCATATTATCATCATTTTATTAAACGGCAACAGTCAAAACTCCATTGGCCACGGCGTGAGGTCTGACCACAAAAAAGGAAACAAATTATTTTCAGGGATTTTCAATGTTTTGAGTGTGAAGCGGTTGTTTCAATTTTTTTCGGAAGGCAGTTTTTTAATTGGTTCTAAATTAAACTGTTACGATTCGTTTTCAATGTCCTTTTTAATTGGATGGGAATTTTGAAATTTTCAAATGTGAAAATCAAGATCAAAATGTCGTCCAGTTGGAATGAGCTGTCCTTTGAACAAGTGGACAATATTGCTCATCAGTTCCATTGTTACCATGAAATAATTAAGGACAATGCGGATCTATTGGACAGGACCACTCAACGGTTATACTATCAAGTAGCTAAAGAACTGCTCAGGTATAACGGATGGTTTGCTACCAGGAAAGTACTTAAAGAGGTGCATCCAAAAGAGTTTGTGCCATTTACCAAATTTATTTATGAAAGTGTAGAGCGTACAAAATTCAGACCTCATGTAAAAATCAAGGGTATTCGTTACCATGGTCCCGACACAAGGCTCAGGAACATATCAATTGGTGAATTCAGCTTCGTTGATGCAGCATTTTACCAATGGTCAAGAACAAAGAACCCTGTTTGGTTGGATGTGCTTTGTGCATCTCTTTATCGGGAAATCTCTGATTCTCCATCGGAAACGGATCTAAGGAGACCTTTTGTAAAACAAGCCGTTGATTCCAGGGCAGACAGGTTCGGCAAACTTTCCATTAAGAAGAAACTGGGTATTGCCAAATCCTATGAAGGTTGCCGGAACCATATTGCCAAAGCCTTTCCAAGAATATTTCCAAAGCCTGTTGTTATTGAAGGTGAGGAACCACCAAAGCCAAAAAAGTATATAAGCTTCGGTAAAGTGATACTTAACAAAATAGAGGGTGACCCCTCAAAATTGGAGAGTTCAAATAATACCAATATGTATGACTTTTTAAGCATTATCGATGCCGATATAGACAGAATTCAAAAGCTCAAAAAATGAACGATATAAATCATTTGATACTGGTCAATTATTTTAGTTCCATTGCGGAAAACCACAAAGGAATAAACGGTTTTTTTCGTATGGACCTTACAGAAATTATGGGCAGCTTTAGAAATGGAATTGGGTTGCCATGTCTAGTTTTGGAAAGCCATGATGGTGATTTTGGGGACAGTAACATACAGAGTACGGTCAATAATAGGGGATTTGCATTTACCATCTATTCCAATCCGGACAAGAACAATTACGTTGAACAGAACGAAAAACTGTCCGACTGTGAGCTCATCGGCCTACAGGTTATAGCAAGAATGAAACATGACGCCACTATCCCTACTCACTTCTTGTATAACAAGTTCAAGGTATCTTCCGTGAAGTATGGAAAGGTTGGGCCAATATTTTCCGAGAAGTTATATGGGTATAGGTTCCAAGGCGAGATAATGGGCAACGAGCCATTGCTCTTTGATCCTTCCATTTGGTCCGATAACCCCTCTACCTGTGTCTGATGTCCTTTTTTATAAATGACCCTCTTCCCATATTGTGCACATGTCCTTAGATACCATATACCTGTCTGATGTCCTTGAAAAAATGAAGACTCTGGATGCAAACGGAAAAGCCGTGACATTCAGTTTAAAGGCAAGGACATTGAACCGAAATTCAAGAACAGGGGGGAAGTTGGTCGAATATCCAAAAGCAAAATTGGTGATGCCGGAGGAAAACCCGAATGCAGACAGCGTGGAATCTTTAAGGACAAAACGAAAAAGCTTGAGCGGTATCAGAAGAAACCCGGATCATTTTGGTAACAAGACAAGAAATATAAAGTTGCTTCCTGGTGGGGAAATTAAAAAAATACACATCAGGTATATCATCGAGTTTAACGGACAAAAGGTAATTTATTGATGGGAGAGATTATTAAATATGGAGATGTGGCCTTTGCCAGTGGCAGTAGGGCCGCCTTTGCATTTGGTAGTGGTACGAAGGAGCATACAACCATCAACCCTGAGGACAAAACCACTGGCTCAATAGCCAAATGGGGTGAAGACAACCAGTATCCCCAGAAATTCAAAAAGGCCTTGAACCTAAACGGTGCCGGCGGTGCGGCACTTAGGGTGTTAAGGTCTACCCATTACGGTCAGGGATTTCACTTGTATAAGGATGTCTCAGAAGAAGGGAAGCGTGACAAGAAAATCATATCCATAAAAGAGGTGGAGGATGTGAACATCTTTTTTAGACGGTGTAGGATGAGCAGGTTCTGGACGGAGACGATTGCCGATTTGGAAACATATTACATAGCATTCCCCGAGTTTATTTTGACCAAGGATTTCAACTCCATTTATAGCGTCAGAAGATTACAGGCCGCCAAATGTAGGTTTGAGAAGATAAACAAGTCTTCCGGACTCATAGAAAATGTGTATTTCAGCCATAACTGGAGCTCATATACCAATGAGGATAGCGAATATGTTGAAAAGATTGCTGCCATTGATAGCTATTGGACGGCTGACCAGATAAAAGAGTATTGCCGAAAGAAGCGCATCTACAAGTTTGTCATGCCCATTTTCTATCCATTGATGAACGAAACCTATTATCCAGAGGTAGATTGGCACGCGGTATACCACAATGGGTGGATGGATGTAGCCAATAGCATACCGGAATACAAGAAAAATCTCTTTGAACAACAATTGAACGTCAAGTACATGGTATATATATCCGAAGAATATTTTCTCAGGATGTATCCCAACGAATGGAACGATTATACCCCCGAAAAAAAGAAGGAACTACGCGACCAGTTAACAAAGGCGATAGATGATCATTTAAGTGGCAACAAAAACGCGGGTAAATCCATACAGTCCGTTGTTTATAAGGATAGAAACGATCAATGGGTAAAGGGAATAGAAGTAGTTGCCGTAGAGGACAAGTTAAAGGACGGAAGCTATCTGCCTGAAGCCAGTGCCGCAAATTCTGAAATCATGTTTGCCATGGGCGTTGACCCTTCCATAGTTGGGGCAGGAATACCGGGAGGAAAGATGAATACTGGAAGTGGAAGTGATAAACGGGAAGCCTTTAGCATATTGACATCACTTTTTAAGACCAAACGGGAAATATCATTGGAACCCTGGCAACTTCTAAGGGACTACAATGGATGGGATACAGAGCTTGAGGCTGAATTTGCGAATACACAATTAACAACGCTCGACAAAAATCCAATGGGCGTGGAAACAACAATATAATGGCCACACTCTTAAAAACCATAGAACAGGTACAAAAATATGTATCGATATACAGTTCTTTCAAATATGATTCTTTGAAACCATATATCGTTCAGGCCGATAGAAAATTTTTGGTCCCTGCATGTTCCCAAGAACTTTATGATGACTTTTCAGAAACGCCGCCCGAAGAAGGAATAAGGTTGAATGTATATGAACTATTGCTTGAGGCTTCCGGTCATTTGGCAATGTTCCTTTATGTCCCGATCGGGAATGTAGAAATCAATGACCATGGAATTTTGATTCAAAGCGGGTCTGATACAAAATCGGCCGAATGGTGGCAAATCAGGGATTTGAGACGATCGTTCCTGGATAATGGATTGAGTGCAATAGATAGTGCACTGAAAATAATGGAAGCCAATGAATCGGAGTTCACGGAATGGAAGGGAAGTGACAGCTATACCTTTTTTATGGAGCTTTTTGTCAAACGTACCGATACGTTCAATAGATGGTTCAATATTTCAAATAGTCGAAGAACTTTTCAGGCATTACGTCCCTATATGCTTGAAGCTCATCACCAGTACTTTGTTGGCAAGCTGGGCCCGGATACTGTTGCAAGAATAAACTTTACGACCAAGCCTTTGACGGAGCTATCGACCGAACTGGCCCAAGGAATTCCATTCAAAGTGATGGAGTTGATGCAGGCTTCATTGGTAAACTATACTGTGGCCAAGGCCATTGATAGCGGAATGTTCGAAATAACACCATCCGGCATATATCAAAAGATTGATGATTTCCCAGGACAAAGAACGAAGGGACTGGATGATGTTCAGGTCAATAGGCTATTGTCAAACAAAATAAGTGCCGCAGAGGAATTTTTTAAAAAGGGTTTGGAATTGATAGAACAAAACCCATTGGAATTTCCCGAATACAGTAAAAAGGAATCTGCCCAATTCATTAAGCCTATGGACACGAAGAGTACCGTATCCTTTTGATGTCCTTTTTTTAAAATAATGTATATGTCAAATTTGATAAAACCTTAAAAATGTCTTTACCACGTCCATCTGCACCACTTGCCAATAAGTCAAATGTAAGGGCTGTTGGTAATCGTTTAAATGAGGCCACGGCAGAGGATTTCACTGAAATAGCTAGTTTATTGAATGCCTATGCAGATGCAATCGAAAACCTATCAGGAGCTCAGAATCCAAATCCAAATTATGGGACATTTTCCAGCCTTTTGCTTTTAAACGCAACCTACCCGGTTGGTGAGGAGAATGCCTTTGCTATCATAGACCCGGGAATTGGAACGCCTCCCCAAATTGCTCTATGGGATATTACTGATAACGAGTGGGTTCTTCAGGTTACAACTGGAGAGCAGACCAACAATAATATTGTCCAAGGTGACCATGTCTCTTACGTAGTTGTTTCTGATATCAACGGGAATGAATATATGATGGTATCCGGAACCCTTGTGGGCACGGACCCTACCAAACTTGAAGATTACTCTGCCAATTCAATCTATCGGGAACTATGACGCTAGAGAAAATTAATCTAATGTTCGGGTTGTTCATTGCTTTTGATTTGATAGTGGTGGTTCTTTTGGCCAGGCTCATTTATAGTCAGCAAAAGTCGAGGGAAACCATAAAGACTGAAAAAATTGAGATGAAAGGGTTTGAAATCAAGATAGAGAACAAAGAATTAACCATTAAGCCGAAAAAATGAAAAAAATAATTTATCTCATCCTTTTAATTTCCTTTGCAGGTAACGCACAGATTTCAACCACAAAGGAGGGGTTTGTAAAGGTTAAAAGAAAACCGATTGAAACTTCTATGGTGGATTCCGACTCCCTTAATATTTCAAAGGACGATGGTATTATCAGGGGGATAGCACTTTCGGATTTTAAGGGATTGCTTTCGATAACATCCGGCTCAACACTTATTAAGGTAACAGCGGCCGAATATTTGGCCTTGTCACAGACTGAACTCGATAACAATGATTATTTGATCGTTGATGTAAAATCGGCAGGTTCCAATGATTTTATGCTCAAATCAGAGTTTGATACTAATGATGATGGGACCATTGATGATGTAGAAAGATTGGGAGGTCAGCTTCCCTCGTTTTATTTGGACAATACTGAGCGAACGGATGAGGAAATCGAGGATATCATAGGCACAAAAGTTGTTGCAGGTTCAAACGTAACGGTAGATTACAATGATACCACGGGAGAGACGACCATTAGTTCAACAGCATCAGGAGGGTCGACCGACCATGGTACACTGACAGGATTGGACGGTGATGACCATATTCAATATTTCAACCAAGCACGTGGGGATGCCCGTTACCTTCAAACCGAAGTTGATGGAAGTGTGACCAATGAGCTGCAGACGATATCGAAATCCGGTTCAACGGTAACGCTATCGGGTGGAGGTGGATCGTTCACCGATGCAAATACCCAACTCTCAGATGAAGAGGTACAGGATAAAGTAGGAGCAATGGTATCCGGGAATACGGAAAACAATATTTCCGTCACTTATAATGATACCACTGGTAAGTTGGATTTTAATGTTACCGGTAGCACAACACAAACCACCGGAACTTTCACTCCAAGTCTTTCAGGCACATATAGTTCCTATGATTCTTCTGGATATTATGTTAAAACTGGGAATGTGGCCACTGTTTGGATAGAGTTTACAAATGTAACCAGCGCGACCAATCAATCTATATCCATTACCGGGCTTCCGGCTGCAATAATGGCAAGAGTGGATGGAAATTTCACACATCAACAATCTACCGCGAATGTTAGGGTTACCGGTAATTCTGGTTCAGATTTCACCAATGCGCTAGGTGTGTTTCCACAAAATCTCACACAAATAAACATTACAAGCAAGGATTTCTCAGGCGATGTATCTGGCACTATTAGCAGCGGCACTATCCAAGTAACGGCAACATATATAACAAACTAAATATGAAAAAGCTAATCTTCTCATTAATATTCTTATATGTAGCCTTTTCTTACGGTCAAATCACCAGTGATTCCACTGTGGTAGGTATTGGAAAGAAAGGCGGTCAGGTTTATACTTTTGATGGAAGCCCTGTTTTTGGTAACGATGACCAAATCTTTACCGATTTCAGTCTTTCTGGAAGTGTATTGTCCATTACCATAGAGAACGGAAATACTGTCAACGTTGACCTTTCCACCATTGTGGGAAATGTAACAATAAGCGATTTTTCATTATCTGGAAACAACTTGACATTGGAGCTTTCCAATGGCAGTACAGACACCGTTGACCTATCAACGATAACCTCAGGGGTATCAACATTAAACGATATATCCGATGTTTCCACTGCAGGTGCAACATCTGGCCAAGTGCTAAAATTCAATGGCGCCAATTGGGTTCCTGGTACGGACAATGATTCTGGTGGTTCTGCTTCGATATCCAATGCTGAATATGACGCATCATGGAATGGGGACACTTCAAATGGAGCAAGTAAAAATGCACTATATGATAAAATCGAATCAGTTATAGCCGGAAGCGGGGCTACGGCCAGTGTCGAATCCAAGAGTGATTGGAACGGAACGGCTGACACATGGATGGTGACTGTTGAACCAGGGGCGGGCCACCAATTGTTTGCCAACAACGTTTATTTGGTCGAAGATGTGGACTATACTATTTCTGGCAGCACAATAACATATACTGACCCACCCCTAGTCAATGAGGTCCACACCTACTTTCCCAATGTGGTGGTTGCGGGCGGAGGGAGTGGATCTTCATCTTTATACCATCAACAAACCATAACATTTACGGACCCAAATATGGCTGGTGGAGCGGTTGAGCAAACCATTGTTCCGGCACAAGGGGCCAACAAAGTTATAATAGTAGAGTCTATTATAGTCAATGCCTCTGGTATTTCTGGTTCAACAGGAAACCAAAATATTGCTGTAAGACATGGTACACAAACAACTGAATTGATATCAGGTTCAAGAATCTGGTTATACGGTTCTGGGACTAACATGCTAAGCAGGTTCAGGGGGACTGATTGGTTCCCGTTCAATGCCGTCCAAGGAGTAAATGATTCCGTGTTGATCAGGTTGACATCCGCCAATCTTGACACCTTGACCGGATCGATCGTAGTTACAATTAATTATAGAGTATTTGATACTTCGACTAACACATTTGATTAAAAATAAGAGAATGAAAAAGATAGTATTTTTAGTAGCCTTCATAGCTTTTCAGTTTGGATATTCCCAAGTTCCGGACAGGTTTCTTCCTGAAAACGCAAAATTCCTTAAAGCTAGTGAAATAGGATTGGTGAAAATGGATTATGAAACCGCGGAATCACCGTTTACATCCCAAGAATATCAAGATGCGTACAATAATGGATTGAATCTTTCAGCGGCAATAGAAAAGGCCCACGAAGAAGGATATTCAATGGTGGTTTTGGAAAAGGGCAGTTATCCAATGACGGCAAATGCGGGAAGCTCTACAGTTGCGGCGGGTAGTGGAGGGTATTGTGCCATAATCAGTAATATTGAAGATATGACCATTGACTTTAATGGTGCAACTTTTTTTATCATATACGATTCGGTCAATAGGAATCCGTATGATGCAACCGCCAATGATGTCTACGATCTTGGGTTTAAGATGATTTCATTAAGGCAAACTGAAAATATAAGTATAATCAACTTGGAACTTCGTGGAGATAACTACATGAGATCATGGGTCGAAGGTGAGGCAGGGGATATCCCTTGCTATGGGATTGTGATAGAAGTGGATTCGCAAAACATAAAAATAGACAACTATGAAGGACATGGATTTAGATGTGAACCTTTGGCTATAACCTATAAAGGGTATAACGATAAGACTATTTCGACTTTCTATGCCGGAGGTTTGGATGCTTCTGGTGCTGAAATTGTCGAAACAGGTTCATATAGGACAGCCATGCTGGATATGACAACAGGGATTACTCTTGTTGATAATTCATTTTCGATAATTGGTTGGGGTTTTACCAGAGAAATTCCTTTCAGAAATTCATTGGTCAGAGTTTTTTATTATACTTCCTCGGATGAGTTTATAACTTCTGATTGGAGCATTCAGAACAAGTTGAACTATTTACCTGCAAACTGTACAAAAGTTAGGTTTGTGGCCTATGACGACGAAAGGACAGACCCAACAGTCAACTATAGCTCTGTAGCTCTTACCTCTGGTACTCCCAGAAACTTATTGGTAGCCAACAGTAAATTCTACAACAATATGAGGGGAGGCATTGCAGGGGTTTCGAACAATACAACTATTATGGATTGCGTGTTCCATACAATTGGCAAGGCGATCACATATAAATATGGATGGATGAGCTATGATGACACCACTCAATTTGCCATCAATATAGAAGATGGGATGCCTGATTTCGTTAAAATTGTAGGTAATCGTTTTGAGGATTGCGGTCACGCTTTTTTGACACCGGCAGCACAGACATTGATATTCAATAACAACGTTTGTCAAGACATACAATACGATTCATCAGTACTTAACTGTAAGTATGCGGAGGTTATGGGTAATACTTTTGTTGCAGGGACCGATATAGGCGGTGGTCTTTCTGTTACTTATTCAAATTCATATTCAGAGAAAACGGCAAAGGTAGCCAATAACTTGTTTATAGATGCCCAAATGTATGCTAGGGCAGTAAACAACAAGAACAACACTATTTATATCGACGGCAACACTTACATCAATACAAATGTAAGATTGGAGGGTAATGTGATTTCAGCTAATAATTACCACCATGACTTTGTAGAGCCTTTTAAAACTCCAGTAGATGTTGTTGATGTTATAAGGTTTGATGACTACATCGAAGAAAGGGCCAATTTATCCACTTGGGAACTTTACACAATTGACACACGTAACAACGATTCTAGGGCAAGGATAAACGTAAGGAACACATCTATGAGATTTGATATAGAATCTGAAAATGTACCTTCTTTACATTATTACGGTGATCCTAGCGGAAGTATCGGGACCCCATGGAGCACAAGTACTGTTTATACCCAAAATTTTAACGGAACAAAGTTCGAAAACATCGTAAAATCTTGGGGCGATGGAATTTCACATACAACATTGCCCGATTATACGGCCAATTTTATTGGTTCGGAATTTGTCAATTCTGAATTAAGTCTCAATAGAAGGGTTACAAGTGACGCCGGTGATATGGTATTGAATTTTACAGATTGTGTTTTTGATATGACCGACCTATCCAATTTGAGAATTTTAAATAATGGTTACGCTAATGTTGGTGGTACTCTAACTATGAATTTTAAAAATTGCAAATTCATAAGTGATACAGCAAAGACCATTAATGTCACATCCGGTACAGCAATAACCGGGTTGTCCATAAATATGACCGGATGCGAGACGGACAACATTACATTTAACTACGCTGTCACCCCTGTTTTAAAATTTAAGACCCAAGATGTAAACTGCCCAAGCTATGCGGATAATGCAACTGCCTTGGCCGCTATAGGGGAGGGGTTCTATTATAAGAACACTACTAGCGGTGAATATGAAATTACACACCAGTAATGAACGATACAAAAACATTAGCTAAAATCTGTTTGATAGCCCATATAGCCATGGGGATTATCATGGTCGCTTTGGGTATATATGAATCGTTCAGCCAAAGTGCCACGAGCCCTGACGGGGATAAGTTCCTTAGACTTTATTTGAGTGGTGCCCAATGGACGTTCCTTATTCTGGCATTACGCGCTAAGGATGCCCAAAAACCTATTGAACTTCGATGGGCGAAAATCCGCCATTGGCATATTTGGTTGGTAATTGCGGTTTCATTTGTAGGGATATCAGCAACCAATGTTATCGATTATTCATTGGACGACCCGAATCAAACTGATTCAACCAAGGTTTTGTTCCACTACATTTTTACGGCATTGGGAGCAGCTTCGGCCACATTCTTTGCATGGCATTATTTTCCAAGATATACCGATGAAGGAAAACCCAATACAGAAAGGAAATGGGCAATAAGAGCATGTATGGTCGGTGCTGGAACTTTTGCAATTAGTGTTATGGCGACAAAAATGGGCTGGTCATTTTTAAGTATAGCAATAGGGGAACTGGTCATTTCCACTATGATAGCTTTTGTTGTATGGCCAGTGATAAACGAACAATTAAATTAAGTGACATGGAAACTCTCGTACAGATTTTAACAAACATCGGCCTAGCCGCAATAGGACTTTATGCCTATGCATTGGTTGCATGTAGAAAGCATATTTGGAATTTTGATTGGTCTGTTTTTTGGAAAGCAAATATTCCTTTTTGGATTTGGGCCGTTCAGGTCGAACTGGTCTATATAATAATCATGTCACTTTTCCCAAGTATTGAGCTTTTGTTCGCCCAAAAGATAATCGGTTTGGCAAACAGCATAGCGCAATTTGATATTATCCCTTTAACTGAAGTGTCGGAAAGTGTGGTAAAGGGGTTCGTCTATATTTTGGGGGCTTGGCTGCTTAGTTGGTTCGTAAACAAAGGACTTAAAAAGGAAAATAAAATTGGAAAATCAAAGTCGTAATGGTGCACTTTAAGACGATGTTGATTGAAGTTTTTCAGTGGTTTGGAGTCTTCTTAGTGGGCTTGATTACAGTAACGAGATCTTCTTTCAAGGATGATATTCATAGGATAGTGGTGACCATTGTCGCAATGGCGTTGGGTACACTTGTTTCCTATTTTATTAAAAGATGGTTGAACAATCCAGATAAATTAAAATCTATGAAAAATATAAGGAAAACGATATTGCGATTCCTTCTAGGGGAAAAACAATTCAGTTTCAAAATACCCAACTTCCTTTTGGTCATTTTAGTATTGACTTTGGCCATAGGATTTTTAATCGCTTGGATATAAATCAGATGTTCAAAACTAAATACTATACAATACAAGAGCTCGTACATCCCCAAATCATAAAAGATATTGGAGAGTTCAATGCATGGTTGAGACTTGACCCGGATATTCTTTGGGACTTGGACTACATACGTTCCACATGGTACTTAAAGCACGAGAGCGGAATCTATATAAATCGACTGGATCTAGGTTTGGACAGTAGGGGACTTAGACCACCCAATGACCCCGATGGTGCTTTTTACTCATCTCATAAATTGGCAGCTGCAAATGACTTGGAACCTGTCAATGGAAAGATTACTGAACTATGGGTACATGTAAAGACCTTGATTGCCAATGGAAGATTAAGGAAAATCAATACACTCGAGGACTTATCCTTTACACCCGGTTGGGTTCATGCCGCAGCAATGAACACTGATCAACGACCTTTGATAATTAAGCCATGATTAAAATCGGAATAATTCTGATAATTGCCATTAACTTGTGTGGACTTGTTTTGATTATTGTAATGGGCGGTATTTCTAGAGACCCAAGAAATGACAGACCTGAAAAATAAACTTTAACCCCATCTCCAAGTATAGAGGAACAAAACATTTGAGATATGAAAAACTTCTGGCCACTCATATTGATTGTATTGCTCACTGGATGCCTATCCACTCGAAAGGTTTCCAAAACAGAGGATAAGTTCAAAGGTTTTGAAACATCGACCATTGACAGAAAAGCACCTGGAGATAAGATATTCATCACACTACCTAAAACTCCGAACGAAAGACCCAAATCCACAACGGAAACCTATACCGGTGACAATGGCGCCACTTCAAAAAAGACCTTTGATGAACAGGGTTATATTACCGAAGATGAAATCAACTGTCCAGAAGTCAATGAGCGTGAGTTGCGTCAACGCCAATGGGAGCATGAGCAATCCATCAAAAATACAGAGCGAGAAGCTAATATTGAATTGGCCAATGTTATCGGAAACAAAGTGATTTGGATAGCTGCCATTTTTGCACTCGCTTGGTTGCTCAAAAGCCTATTTCATTCAACCATACATTCAACCAAAAAATAAAAGCCCCTGTTTACGGGGCTTTCGAAGCTATATAGCGGAGGAAGAGGGATTCAAATCCACTACAGTATAGTGTCCTTTTCTTTTGAAGACAAATTTTTCATATTTGATTATATGAGAACAGGTGAAGATGGTAGAGACATTATCCAGCTTGAGAAAAAGGCCGGCCAAAAGGCTGCCAGGACAATACGTCGAAACTTAAAGACGATATTGGCAACATCTACAACCAAACAATCAGGAAACTTGCTGAAATTGGCCAGTGCATCAGCCACTATGAAGTTTGATGCGCTTGATGCAATAACCATTACGGCAACGCCGGCCACTTTCAAACAACATTACGGTTTTGAAGGTATCAAGAGTAACGGTGTGTTTATGAAGATGAAGGCTTTTGATCATTTCACATTGCTCGAAAATAAAAGTCAGGGGGCCTTAGAAAAATTGATTGATGAAATAGGTTCCTTGAGGGCCGAGGAAGTCACTTCAAAAATTAAGTTTTAGCCATATTTTGTATTTTACGGCCTAATCCATCTGTTATGTTTTGGTTCTGGGCATTTGTTTTGTTCATTCTTTTCCTCAATTCTATTCGTTCCTATTTTAAAATATCCAGTCTGAAGGATAAGATTAAATTCAAGGACAATAAAATAAAATCCCTTGAATCAGACTTGCACAACGAAAGGATGATAAATGAATCA